GAAAACTATGATTGATAGTGTAAAAAAAATTGCAAAAGAATTACCAATAGTTTTAAGTATCAGTACAGGTTTACAAATAGACCCAGTTTTTGAAAAATTAGGTTTTGAAAATATGGGCGGAAACTGGAGATTAAAATAAATGTGCGGTTTTATTAATGATATTGTAGACAGCATTGTTGATATTGTTGAAGATGTCGTTGATATAGTTGTTGATGTTGTTGAAGATGTTATAGGGTGGCTAGTACCTATTCCAGAAATACCAGATTTTGGAGAACTTCATTCAGAACAACAAGCAAAAGGAATTTTGGTAAATAAATTTACAGCAAATGCACATATACCCATTATTTATGGAACAAGAAAAGTCGGTGGCAATGTTGTTTTTCTACAAACATCTGGAACAGATAATGAATTTTTATATATGGCAATCGTAATAAGTGAAGGTGAAATACATGATATTTCTTCAATTCATGTAAATGATAATGCAGTAACATTTGATGGTGATTTAGCAGATAATGTTCAAAGGGGTGTTGATTCATCTGATTCTGATTTTAGAGGAAATTTAGATGATGGAACAACAGAAAGTCTTATTACAGTTGAACCTCATTTTGGTTCAGATACACAAACAGCATCAAGTTTATTATCAGAATTAGATAATTGGAATAGTTCACATACATTGAGTGGATTGGCATATATAGCTTTGAAATTTAAATGGAATCCAGAAAAATTTGGTTCTTTGCCAACAGTCCAAGCAATCGTAAATGGAAGAAAAGTTTATAACCCTAACTTAGATGGAACTGTTACAGGTGGAAGTGGTAGCCACAGAAAAAATACAAGCACAACTTGGGAATTTTCAAGTAATCCAATTTTACATTTACTTGATTATCTAAGGAATGACAGATTCGGCATGGGAATACCAGATAGTTATTTTGATTCAAACTTTGCAGATTGGCAAACTGCCAGTGATGTTTGTGACACAACAATAACATTCTCATTTGGTCAATCTCACCCTTTGATGAGCAGTCACACAGTTGTTGATACATCTGTAAAAGCAATAGATAATGTCAAAAACTTTGTAAGGGGTTCAAGGTCATATTTAAACTTTTCTGGAGGTATTTACAATATATTAGTTGAAACAACAGGCTCAGCATCAATCACACTTACAGAAGATAATATTATTGGTGGTATCACAGTTCAAAGTAAAAATAAAAATTCAAGATATAATAGAGTTATAGTCAGTTTTATAAATCCATTTAAAAATTATCAATCAGATACAGCACAATTCCCACCAGTTGACGAAACTGGTTTAGATTCCGCAGATCAACACGAAACTATGAAAACAGCAGATGGTGGTTTGTTATTAGAAGGTAGATTTGATTTTTCAATGCTGTCAAGTTCATTTCAAGCACAAGAAATGGCAGAAGTAATTTTAAGAAGATCAAGAAGTAGTTTAGATATATCACTAAAAGCAGATGCAACAGCATTAGATTTATCTATAGGCGATATTGTAAATATAACCCATGCAACACCTAGTTTTTCTGCAAAACCTTTTAGAGTGCAAGGAATGACAATAAATGCAGACCATTCAGTAAGTTTGCAATGCTCAGAGCATCAAGATAGTTTTTATGCAGTTGGCACACAAGTTGCTGAACCAGAAATACCAGATACAACTTTACCAAATCCATTTAGTGTTCAAGCACCAGTTGTAAGTGCAACAGATGAACTACGATCAAGGAATGAAGAAGCTATTGCTGTATTATTGGTTAATGTAACTGCAACAGATAGATTTATTACAGATTTTGAAGTTCAAGCAAAGAAATCAACAGATTCAGTTTTTATTAATCTAGGTCGTGGAAGTTCTGCACAATTTGAATTAGTTAATGTTGAAGATAATGTAGTATACGATATAAGGGCAAGATCAATAAGCTCAGTAAGTCGTTCAGCTTTTACAAGTATAACACATCAAGTTGTTGGAAAAACAGCACCTCCACAAGATGTTACAAATTTCGGTGTTAATATTATTGGAACAGAAGCACATTTAAGTTGGACACCAGTCACAGACCTTGACCTATCGCATTACAGAATACGTCATGCAAAAGAAACAAGCGGAGCAACATATGCTAATTCCATTGATATAGCTGATAAAGTATCAAGACCAGCAAATACTGTAATTGTTCCTGCAATGACAGGTACATATTTCATAAAGGCAGTTGATAAGGTGGGTAATAGCTCAGAAAATGCAGTTAGTACAGTTGCAATTATTGAAAGCATAAAAGGTTTAAATTTAGTAGCAACATCAACACAAAGTCCTAATTTTACTGGCACAAGAACAAATATGGCAGTAGTTGATAACAAATTACAGCTAGGAACAGCAAATCTTTTTGATAGTGTTGCTGGAAACTTTGATGATGCAAGTGGTTTGTTTGATGGTGGTGCTGGAAATGTTGCAAGTTCTGGAACATATGAATTTGATACATTTATCGATTTGGGTTCAGTTTATACAAGCCGAGTAACTGCAAATATGAATGTTGCAAGGATTAGTTTTGTAAATTTATTTGATGATGCAAGTGGAAATTTTGATGATCGTTCTGGATTGTTTGATGGTGACCCACAACAATTTGATGATACTAATACAGAATTATTGGTTGCGACAACAGAAGGCGATCCATCTGGTTCACCAACATATACAGATTTTAGAAAGTTTTTTGTTGGAGATTATAAAGCAAGAGCATTTAAATTTAAGGTGCAAATGACAAGTCAAAAGGGCACAGCAACCCAACAAATATCAGCATTATCAGTAACTGTAGATATGCCAGATAGAGTTGTAGCAGAAGCAGATGTTGTAAGTGGTACAAGCACTAGCGGAAAAGCTATTACATTTTCACCAGCATTCAAATCTCTCCAGGGTGTAGGAATTTCTGCTCAGAACTTGGCGAGTGGTGACTTCTATGCTATAACAAATAAAAGTGAAACTGGTTTTACAATAGAGTTTTTTAATAGTTCAAGTTCAACAGTAAGCAGAACATTCGATTATGTAGCAAGAGGATTTGGAGAACTAGCAAGTTAGGAGTGTTAAATGTCACAAAATGATTTATCAATAGCCAATCAAGGTTTTGCATCTTTTAGATCAGATTTGAATAGTGCCTTACAAGCATTAGGTTCAACTAATTCTGGAACTTCTGCACCTTCAACAACTTATGCAAATCAGTTGTTTTACGATACCACAAACAATATTTTGAAAATTAGAAATGAAGATAATGATGCTTTTATTTCACTTTTTACTTTAGATCAAACAAATGATTTGATAAGTGGATTTACATCACCAATAACAATAACTACTGCTGATAATAACCCACAACTTACATTAATATCTACTGATGCTGATGCGAGTGTCGGACCAGTAATGATTTTAAAAAGAGATAGTGCTAGTCCAGCAGATGATGATGCTTTAGGATTTTTAAAATTTGATGGTGAAAATTCTGCAAGTGAACAAACAACCTATGCTTCTATAAATGCAAGAAGTTCTGATGTGACAGATGGAACAGAAGATGGAAAATTAGATATTTTTACAATTCAAAATGGCTCTACTATAAATCGTCAAAGTTTTACTACTACTGAAACAGTATTTAATGAAGATAGTGCAGATGTAGATTTTCGTGTTGAGTCAGATGGCAATGCTAACATGTTGTTTGTTGATGCTGGTAACAATATGGTTGGTATAGGCACAAATGCACCAGTCGATTTATTTTCGGTGAAAGGAACAAGTGGAGCAAGTACTGATATCAACTTTTCAGGTGGTGATGATACTAATGACATAAGATTGTTTTTTGGTGGTAACAGTAGTCCTTTTAATGGTTCAATTAATTATGAACCAGATACAAATAATATGCATTTTAAAACAAGTGGTAGTGAACGAATGCGAATTCATAGCAATGGCAACGTGAGTATTGGCACTGGTTCTGCTAGTGCTAATTTGCATGTGCAAGGCACAAGTGGTAGCGACCAAGTAATAGTAGGTCAATCAGCAGAATCCACACAATTTAGGATAACAGTTTTTCAAGATGACCAAGCACTTTTAAGTTGTAGAGATGGCGATACAGCTAGAAGCATGGCGTTTCGAACTGGCACATCAGAGAAGATGAGAATACAAGATAATGGCAATTTTCTTGTAGGAACAACTAATCAAAGTCCAGCCGAAGGCACTTCAAGTGGAACAAGAATTGGAAATAATGGTGCTACTCAGTTTAGTGTTGATGGTCAAACATCAGTTATTATTAATAGAGTTCAAGATGGAAGAATTGTTGCATTTCATTCAGCAGGAACATTAGAGGGTGAAATAGGTATAAGTGGTACAACAACAACTTATGGTGCATTTACTGGAACGCACTGGAGTAGATTAAAAGATAATTCTAAACCAACAATTTTAAAAGGCACAGTATTAGAAAACATTGATGAAATGTGCGATTGGTATCAAGTACAATTTGAAGTAGATGGTTCAACACATAAAGCAAGTTATGGACTTAAAGATGGCGAAAAAGTTGGTGATACTATTACATATTCTTACAAACAAGATGGTGTAGAAGACGATATTGATTATCAAGCTGAAATTATAAAAGAAGATGATGACAAACACACCAAGTGTAAAATATCAGACACAGCAGATAGCAAAAGTGTTTATGGTGTTTTCTGTGCTTGGGATTCTGATGATGACAATGTAAATGATATAAAAGTCGCATCACTTGGAACTCATGTTGTTAGAGTAAACAAAAATGCAACAGTATCTAAAGGTGATTTACTTGTATCTAATGGCGATGGCACAGCTAAGGTACAAGATGATGATATTATTAGAAGCAAAACTATCGGAAAAGTATTAACAAATTTGAAACAAGAAACATTTAGTGATGGAAGCTATACTGTTCCTTGTGCATTGTATTGTGGATAGGAGTAATTAATGGCAATAACATGGACAATATCCATTATGGATAGAGCAATCAAACTTGATGGCAAAGATGATGTAGTAACAAGAATACATTGGCGAGCAAGTGACACAGATAGTGATGGTAATACTGGTTCATCATATGGCTCAGTACGTGTAACACTAGGCAAAGACTTTATAGCATACAAAGATATCAAAGAAGCAAATGCCATACAATGGGCGAAAGATGCTTTGGGTGAAGATGAAGTTAAAAGGATTGAAGATGGTATTGCTAGTCAGATAGCTGAAAAGAAAACACCAACAACAGCAAGTGGAGTATCTTGGTAATGAGTGAAAAAAACAATATTATATCCATTGATGGTAAAGAATATAAAAAAGATGATCTTACTGAGGAACAAATAAGATTGGCAACAAAAGTCGCTAGATGGCAAAAACAAACTTTTGATTTAAAAGATGCTTTTGAAGATGCAAATATTTTACAGCATCAATATCTTGAAAAACTTAAAACATCACTTAGTAATCATGAAACAATGAAAACTATGGAAGGTTCAAAGGCTGGGTAAATGTCAAAACCTTCTATTCAAAGTATAAACCTTAAATTAGAAAAACATATTGCTGTAAGTGATGAAAGATTTATAGAGTTATTAAGTAGGGTTAAAAGATTAGAACATATAATGATAGGTACATCTGGCACAGCAATAGTTATGCTTATAGGTTTATTAGTGAGGTAAATTTGGTAGTTGCAGAAATTCTTACTGGTATTGCTCTAGTTCAAAAATCAGTAGAGTTTATAAAGAGCAACATAGGCACAGTTAATGACATAAAAGATATAGCCAAGCAAATTGATGGGTTCTTCCTGGGTGAAGAACAAATGAATAAAAAGCAAGGCAAGAGCATGGGGATTGCTCAACAGTTTGGAATAGAATCAAGTGCGTCAGATTTTATTGATCGCAAATTATTAGAAGAAAAACGAAATGAATTGAAACAAATTATAAATTTACGTTTCGGACCAACTGCATGGGATCAGATTCTGGCAGAAAGAGCAGAGAGAATAAATCAAGCAAAAGAAGCTCAGAGAAAAGCTAGAATACAAGCAAAAAAACAACAAGATGAAATTATTGAAATATTAAAATGGGGAACAATAATATTTTTTGGAATTGGTGTTTTTATATTATTGTTAGTCCTGGGTTTGAAAGCTTTTGCTTCAGAATTAGCCTATGAATACAAACCAAGGGATTACACAAAAAGACAAAAGATTTGGCAAGGTCAAATTCAAGAAAAAAAATATACAACTTGTAGATTGAAAAAAAGAATTACTTCAAAATATACAAATAAAAAAGCCTGTATTTATGAAGGTGGTAATAAAACCTTTACAATGATGATAGAAACTTGGTGTCCTAAAAAATATAAATGTGTATATGACCCAAATGGTACAGAACCAGATATTGATAAAGTAATGGATAGTCTAAGGAGTATTAAAGATTGATTACTGCATTTATGTTATATTGTGCTATGCAACCTGCAAAAATGAATATTGCTCAAATTTATTTTAAATCTGTCAATGATTGTACCTATTATGCAAAGACACTAAGTGGTCAAGAATTTATGTCAGAAAATGGCAATCAAACATATGAATGTGTTTGTAAATTAGTACCCCAGATAAATCCAGATAAAGTGAAGGTGTATTGATGGAAAAAAAATTAGATACAAAAAAAATGTATGAAAAACCAGTTAATCTTAAAATAGATGAAAATAGTTTTGAATTATCTTTGCGAATATTAAGTAATGAATTTGTTGCAATAAAGATTGGTTCTACAAATTTTTCTGGTAAACTAATAGCAGGAGGAATTTTATTGTTGTTTTTTACTCTTATTTTATTAGAAGGTTTTGGATTGAATGAGTTATTAATGCAATGAATGTAGAAACTTTTTTAAAATGGAAAATATTACCAAGATTAATGATGCTTGTAAGCACTATAATGTCCTGGAGATGTGCAGAATGGTTTATGGCACTAGAAGACCCAACAGCATCACAATCTGCATTTGTATCGGTTGTTATGGGAGTTATGACAGGAATATTTGGAATTTGGATAGGTCAAGAACATAAGGTGGAAAAATGAATTTAGAAAAATTAAAAGAACATATTGCTCAAGAAGAAGGTTTGAAATATGAAATTTACCGATGCAGTGAAGGTTACCCAACTGCAGGGATAGGACATTTGATTACAGAATGGGACGAAGATTATTATGACAAACCAATAGGAACAGAAGTTTCAAAAGAACAAGTCGATTCCTGGTTTGAAAAAGATTTAAATGTGGCAATCGGTGATATGGAAAAATTTACAGAAGGAATGAATGTAGATGAAAATGTCAAAGAATGTGTTACTCACATGGTGTTTCAATTAGGGTTACCAAGATTAAATAAATTTAAAAAATTTAAACAAGCTTTATTAGATAATGATATTCAAACTGCACAAGCTGAGATGAAAGATTCTTTATGGTATAGACAAACAACTAATAGAGCAGATAGACTTATTCAAAAATTAGGAAAAAGTGCATGATAGCAAGTTTATTACCAGTTGCATCAAAGTTATTAGGCAAATTTATTGAGGATAAGGACACAAAAAATAAATTAGCACATGAGATAGCCACCATGGCAGAAAAACATGCCCAGGCATTGGCTATGGAGCAAATAAAGGTAAATCAAGAAGAAGCAAAAGGCAATTGGTTTCAAAGTTCCTGGCGACCTCTTATTGGTTGGATTTGTGGTTTATCTCTTGCAATAAATTATATGGTAAGTCCAATATTAGCAGGGTTTGGAATAATCATACCACAAGCTGATATGTCAGTAATGATGCCCCTTTTATTTGGAATGCTAGGAATTTCTGGATTAAGAAGTTTTGATAAGTATAAAAAAACGGACACAAAAAAATGAATAGTTTTAATATGAAAATATTTCGCTTCTTTAATAAGTTAGCTGATTATTTTTGGAAAAAAGCATTGCAAACAAGAAAAGAAAGGGTTTATCATGGCACTAACACAAAAACAAAAAAAGTTACCAAAAGCACTTCAAGAAGCAATTCTAAAAAGTCAAAAAAAAGGTAAAAGGAAAAAGAAGGGAAAAAAATAATGCCTTATCATACTGGAAAAGGTGCTCATTCAAAGGGCATGAAGAAGAAGAAAAAAAATAAAAAAATGAAGATGAAGAAAAAAAAGTAAATGGTTTTAGTAAAATCTATTAAAAAATTTACGACTAAGTTAAATAAAACTCAAAAGAAAGCTATGAATAAACATGCCAGGCATCATTCAATGAAACACATGAAACAAATGGCAAAAGATTTAGAAGATGGCAAAACATTTGCTCAAGCACATACTAGAGCAATGCGAAAAGTTGGCAAATGATAGGTTTTACGACAACAAGTACTATTTCTGAATTAATAGGTAAAAGACCTTTAAGAAGGCGAAAAGGAAGGACAAGAAAAAATAGAATGCCCTTTAAGGGCAGTTTAAGGGCGGTACAGAAGCTTTTGTCCACTAAAAGGGTGAAGTACTAGGGAAATCCTCCTAACACCTCGCTGGAATGTTTTTTTCAACTATTTGTTTTATTTGATCTAAACATTCATTTAGACCCCCCTTAACCACAAAGTGAGGTGTTTCTAGTGCTTTGGATTGTACCGCCCACAATTTTTGATTTGCAGTTAATCTGCCTTTTTCGTTTTTAAGTTCGATATACAATAATTTCCCTGGAAAATATTCAATTATAATATCTGGACAACCAGATTTAAGACCCATCTTTTTCATTTTGGCATGAAGATAAATAGACCTTTTGCCTTCATTTGGCACATGAAAATGTCTAAAAAAATAAAATTTAGATAAATAATTTAAATAATCATTACAAGCGATTTGAATATCTGATTCTTTCGTCATAGGGGGCATAGGTTTATCCTAATGATCACAAGATAAATTATTACCCCCCATGTTAAGAAGCACACGATTTTGGAGATCAAGTGCAAAATCAAGATAACAAAAAAATCTTTATTTATCAATACTATAAAAAAAAATAAAAAAAATTAAAAAAATGCTTTACCAAATAAAACCTAGCTTTTATGCTAGGTTTATGTAAACAACCAAAGGAGGTCAAGATGTCAAATTGGTTTACTTATAGTTCAATCGGTAATCAAGCCGATACTTTCAACACTAGAGAGGTGGATTGCAAGGATTGTGAAGAAGTCCTTGTTACTAGGGATTACGAGGAGACATTCTCAGAATGTTACTATTGTGGTTCTAAGAATTTGGGTGGTGAAACAATAAAGTCCAACCCAAACGTCTAACTTATAGGGGGGTTTAACCCCCCCCCTTTTTTTATTGGAGTTCAAAATGACTAATTTAACACTAAATAAAATTTATGATGCTAGAAATATAGGTCAATTAGAAGATGGTTACCCATTATGTATTTATGTTCATTGCTCATCAAATGATGGTGCAGAATATAAGGGTTGGTATTATCCGACTGATGATAGAAGATGTTATCTTTTTAGAAATGGAACTTGGAAACATGAAGATAGAAAATATTTTTTCCATCAATCAAAACTTTCTACAGGCAAAAATTGTTGTAGGAAAGTTTCATCTAAAATTGATAAAATGATTATCAATCTAATTGAAGCTAACAAATCATCTGTTAGAGATTATGGTAAAATTTGGGAAAAAACTAAGAGTGCTTGATTGCACTCTTTTTTTATTGGAGTTTTAAGAAATGAAAAATAAAGATTACAAATTAAAAAGACCAAAACAAGGTTATAACACCGAAAAAGAAAGAGGTTTTGCTCAACTATCTGGTGTTTCAGATTGGGAAGTATTTTTTCAAAATAAAAAAATTGGTGATGTTTATTACGTTGGCACTCAACTTGTCGCTTGGGGTTGGCATATTGAAAACACCCTGGAAAAAGGAGAAGCACCAACAAAACAATGGGCATTAGAAGAATTAATTCAAGTACATAAAAAAATAACTTTACAGATTAAAACCTAGCCTTTATGCTAGGTTTATATAAACAAAGAAATGGAGATCAAAATGCAATTCAATATCAACGGTGTTATCAAATTTCAAAATGAAAAAGATTTTACAACCTATTGTGAAAGTAAGGGTTATGAATATCTTGGCAAAGAAATGAGATCACACATCAAAGAACAACTTTTTCTAAAACCAAAATTCAAACAATTATGTGGACCTTGTTATGATGGCGAAAATTCAGTTCGCTATGAAACTTGGGACGTTTACGAAATGTTATCAAGATAATGAAAATGGAGATCAAGATGTATTACAATGAATATACCAAAAAACCTTATACTGGAAAGAATGTTGAGATATTAGCATCAACTGGTTTAAAAGGTGGTTTTATGACATTCAAGCAAGCATTATCGCTTGGATATTCTATACCGAAGGGTACTAAGACAGTTGCTAAATTGATTAGACCAATGATGGAAACTGTTGAAGACAAAAACGGTAAAGAAGAAGTTATGAGGTCTGGAAGAACTTTCCATGTATTTCATACTTCACAACTAGAGCAGAGTGCTTAACGGCACTCTTTTTTAATAATAATAATAATAATAAGGAAAATAAAATGAAACAAATATTTGAAAATCAATTAAATCAAATTTGGACAAAATGGCTAAGAACAGAATGTTATTTTGATAAATTTAGATTTGAAGTAGATGAAAACTTTTTTAACAATCCTAAAACTCAAGATTATTGTATTGAGAGTTTTTTGTTTGAATATGAAGATAAGCTTTCCCAAAGACAAAAAAACTTCGCAAATCATATTTTACAAGTGATGGTTGAAGTTACAAACCACGAACATATTGATAAAACTTTACTCAAAAAATAAAAAATAACTTTACCTTTATAAACCTAGCCTTTAAGCTGGGTTTATAGAGTAAATAATAATAATAATAATACGGAGATCAAAATGCAAAATTTACTAAGTTCACAAGATTACGACAATTACCTAAAAAATTATATTCATAGATATATCGTAACTTCCTTCAAAGGCAGAGGAAGATATGACAAAGAATATTTTGATAATATGTCATCTGCTAAAAAGTATAAAGATCACTTAATCAGAATGGGCGAAAGAGCGGTTGTCTATGGTATTTCAAAACCCCCTCATACTATCTTAGAAGTAAATGTTTTAATGGAGAATCTATAATGATTGATGAACCTACAAAAATTGGAAATACAGAACTCTATACAGTTAGGGTTCTAAATATTTCAGTTGCACAATATTATGGAGTTTTAAAAGAATATACAGAAATCCTGGTGAAAGCTAGAGAAGTTCAAAAAGAACAATTAGCAAAAGAAGGATACCAAGCAGAATTAAAACTCTATTATGGAATAAGAAAAAATTTAAATGATTTAGTTAGAGAAAAATTAAAGGTGAAAAAATGATAAAGTTTTTAAAAAATTATGGTGTTTATCTTTTAGAGTTTTTGGTTTTTGGAACAATTGGTTTTTGTTTATTTATGTTCTTTTTTTAGACAAACCAATAAAAATAATATAAATTAAAGAAGATTTGGAGATCAATGTGAAACAATCAATTAAAAAAAGTTTCTTTATGTTATCAATCCTGGGTGCATTGAGTTCATGCTCAAGTATGCCAATAGTTGATAGCAGAGGAAAATCATCGGCAAATATTAAAGGTGATATGAACCGATTCCATGATGATTATTATACTTGCAAAAGCCTAGTTGAAGATCAGACAAATACTGGTTTTGATATAGGAAAAAGGATTTATAATAATCTAAGGTGGAAAGTGTTATGGCTAAGCCCAAAAATGAACACCAGGAAAGATTTTATTAATAGGTGTTTAGAAGGTCGTGGCTATAATGTAATCAACAAATAATAATAAGGATAAAATAATGACTAATATAATAAATAAAATTTACGATAATTCAAAAGATGGAGTGCCTAATTATTCTTTTGATTTGATAGATGGCACAAGATTGTATTATAGAGGTGTCCAGATGAACCCAATGCCAGTTTCTGGTGATGCACTCAATTATACAATTATCAACACTAAAACATCAGCAAATGGCAATCAATACACAAATATAAAAGATGTTGAGGTAATCAAAAATCCAGGTGAGCAAAATAATAATTCACCACAACAACTTGGCGATGTTGTCAATAATGTGGCACCACAACAATCAAATAATTTAGTTAGTAATGGAATGAGTAAAGGCGATACTCAAAGATTAGATATTTTTGTTACTGGGGTTGTTGGTCGTTCAATGGGTTCTGGACATTTTTCAGTTAATGACATTGAAGCACTTACAAAAAATGCAGTAAAGGCTTTTAATGAAAACCTTAAAAAATTATAAAAAGCTTTTTGCCGATTTTTGGGGGTATCACGAAAACGATATCCCCACTTGTTGGCATTGTAATAAGGCTCAAGCAGTTGATATTCACCATATAATACCGAAGGGCATGGGTGGTGTGAAAAATAATAGATTAAATAGAATTGATAATTTATTTCCACTTTGCAGATTATGC